TAAAAGTAGTTCAGGGGGTAAATTTATTGGGGCGCGTCACTTGGTCGCAGGTTCGCCGGTGAGCTGGGCCTTGATGGCCGCCTGCACTTTGGCCAGGCCTTTGAGCTTGGGCGCTTCCACCTTGGCCGCCGGAGTGGCGACGGGAGAAACGGCGATCGGCGTGGCCTGACCCTGGCCCGCGGTGATCTCGGCAGCCTTGACGGCGGCGGCGGTCTGGATCGGGCCTTTCGGATCGGCGAGCTTGGCCTTCGCCTCGTCGCGTTCCTTGGTCACGGTGGCGAGCTGCGCTTTCGCGTCATCGCGTTCCTTGGTGATGGCGGTGACCTGGCCTTGCGCGGCGGTAAGATCAGCCTTGGCGGTGGTCAGTTCTTTTTGGACGGATTCGGCGTTCTTCGCGATCTCGGAATCATTGGCTTCGAGAGCGGCCTTGGCGTCATCGCGCTCCTTGGTGAGCGTGGCCACCTTGCCCTGCTCGGCGGCGAGTTCTTTTTCCAGACTTTCAATCTCAGCGTTCGCTTTGCCGATGTTCAAAAATTTCCAGGCCATAAATTCAGTTTGTTGCGCAAGGCACTTGTTGATGCTGGCGGGGAGTCAACGAATCAGAGGTTGTCCACGAGTTCCTGCAGGTCTTCGACGAGGCCGTCAATCAAACCGGCTTCCAGCGCTTCCGGGCCGTCAAATGTTTGGCCCTGCATATATTCTTCCGGGATCTCGCGCCGCAGGTTGATGGCGTCCTTGAACTGTTCATGGATTTTGTCCACCTCGCTCTGCAGGATTTCCTCCTCTTCGCGCGACAGGGGTTTCCAGTACGCACCCATCAGTTTGTATTTGCCGGCCTGGATGGATTGCATCCGCTCGCCAGCCATCTCCAGGGCGCGGGTCAAATCCCAGTACGCGCACCAGACGCCAATGCTGCCGTAGCAGGCGGATTCCGTGCCGTAGAACTGGCGGCATTGCGAGGCGAGCCACATGCCGGCGGAGCAGCATTCTTCGTCCACGAAGGCCTTGGTGGGTTTGGCGATGCCATAAATCTTTCGCGCCAGTTCGGGGATGCCGGTGACGGCCCCGCCAGGCGTCCGGAAATCGAAGACAATCTGGCGGACGTTGTTGTTCGCCACGGCGGCATCAATGTCCGCGGCGACGCGGTCCACATCGCAACCGCCGGAAGACATGGCCATCCAGCCGAGGTGTTTTCCGAGAATGCCGTGGACCGGGATGATGGCGGTCTCGCCGACGATCGGCGCCATATCCGGCCGCTCTTCCTTGGAGTCGTCGTCCAGGTCGAGATCCGGGTTGTCATCGGCGCGGGCGATGCGGGCTTCGAGGACTTTGCAGATGGCGGCGTGTTTGGCGCGGGTGATGGCGAGCGGCCGGTAGAACAGTTCCGCGAAGATGTGGGGGTATTGCTTCATGGTGCGAGCCGCACGGGCGTTTAGGAGGGATTGACCGGGTCGGTGGTGTTGGGCGGCGTTTGGGCCGGTGGCATCTGAGCGTGTTGATTGACGGGGCGCAGGACGGCCAGGGCTTCCTGGATGGTGATGTTGTGCTTTTTGGCGAGCCGGCTGGCGCGTTCGAGATCGGAATCCGCTTCGCGCTCGCGCTGCGCGTCCACCTCCTCGATGTATTGGCCGCGGCGGGCGATCGCACCTTTGCGCGTCTGCAGGCCTTGGGAGATTTCCTGCAGGTCCACGTCGCTGTCGTATTTCTTGTCGGCGGTGACGTCGCCCGGGCCTTGGTATTCCCACTTGTACCATTCGGCGTTGAAGGGCAGGATGCCCAGCTTCATGAAGCGCGCGAGGGCATAGCCGTCCACGCGGCGGCAGGCTTTGCCGACCAGCTTGCGTTTCTTGCGCAACACGGCGTTGATCTTCTCGACGATGACGCGCATGGGCGCGCCGCCGACGGCCTGCGGATCGAGCGAGAAGAAGACGTCCCACTCAGTACCTTTGAACGCGTCCCGCAGTTTGCCGGCGACAAAGTTTTGCGAGCTGGCGCCGGGGCGATCGTAGTGGAAGGATTCGAGTTTGCCGCCACTGCCGCTCTTGAAATACTTGATGGTGCCGCCGTCCAGAACTTCCAAGGTGGGCGTGGCTTTGGTGCCGTCCTCATTGCGCTCGCCCTCGCCGCCAGCCCCGACGATTTGTTTGGCGGTGTCCATCTCGCCGGCTTCGTTCCATTCCATGATGGTTTGCGAGGCGAAAACTTTTTGCGCGAGCATCTCGAACCGCGACCATTCGCTGAGATCCTGCCAGTCAAACACGCTGGAGGCCAGCAGCGAGAAGCCGCGGACCTGGCCGGTGATGATGGGGGTAAACGCGGGGAACAAATTGCGGGCCGAAATATCCTGATACTCGCCGTTCATGCGCGCATCGGAATAGACGCGGTAAGCGAGCGCCCGGCTGAATTGATCCACGACGACGCCATCCATGACGGTGGCCTCGAATTCGATGGGGCCGCCGACCACTTCATACGGCCGGTTGTCGTCCACCAGGACATTATCAATGAACATCTGTTTGCCGCTGAACTTCACCTTGGCGGTGCAGGTGTTGCGGCCGCCGATGCGGTGGCAGGGAATAATCTGGGTCAGCGGATAACCGTCGGCGTTTTGGGTGAGCAGGGTGAAGTCTTCCCCGTCCACGATCGGGTTGATGATTTTGCCGGCGAGAAAGCTGTCGTAATCGTAGGGCGCTCCGGCGACGTCCATGACGCGATGCCATTCGCGCAGCAGTTCCTCGGCTTGTTCGCCCCACGCTTTATCCGCGCCCATGAATTGCGGGATGAAGGTTTCGACGGCGAGGTTGGCTTGTTCGAGGATCATCCCCTGCAGCGCGGGGAAGCGCCAAAACATGTGGCGGCCCAGGCTCATCAGCACCCGGCGGCCGTGATGGGTGATGGTGCGGTGGACGTCTTGATCCAGCATGGGCACGGATTTGCGATCCGTGGTTTGCGTGGCCGCTTCGATCAGGCTGTTGGTATTGCCCAGGGCCGAATGCCGGCGGTCAATGATGCGATAGGGTTTTTCGGCCATTGGGGTAGGAGTTTGAAGCTAGGAGTTAGGAGCTAGGATCAAAAGGAGGCCTTGGTCTGGGTGATCCGGGTGATGCTGGCGGCGGGATATTTAACGGGATCGAGCGCGTTGAGCGCCTTGAGGAGCATCTCGATGCGGGACTCGGCGGATTTATCCACGCGGCTTTGGGTGGAGGCATCGCCCGCGCCGGCCTGGATGGTGGCCTTGCCGGCGGAAAGGTCCTCCTGCGCCAGGCGCAGCTCGGCTTCGAGTTCCGCGACGCTCCAGCCGATGAAATAGTTGATGGCCATTCAGTCAACGCGGCGCGTCAACCGAAGGCAAATGATGAAGGGAGAATGAGGAATGAGGAAACGGCTCTTGCCGCACCATCATCGGTCACTTTCCGGGCGGTCGCTTGTGCAGGCTTTTTTCCTGAAGCACAGCGGCGAGGTCATCGGCATGGAGACAGTCACACAGGCAGGCGCTGACAATGATTGCCGGGCCGAAGCTGGGTTGGTTGTGGCCGGTGATTAAAATCTGGCCGTTGCAGTAATCATTTCCGGCGACCGCATTTTGCAGCGTGCCGACGGCGACCGGGCGACTGCCGTCCATCTCCAGTTGAATCACCGGGTCACCGTTTTTTGCTTCTCTGCCGTTTCGGTAGTGCATACGTGTGCGAGCGGAAGTCAATGCGCTCAGTCGTCAAAGCCTTCCTGGAAGTCTTGCGGCGTGCCGTGCGGGTTGTGGTCCACCTGACGCATCAGCCAGATGACCATGACCGCGCCGGCAATTGCCAGCGCGACAAGTCCGGCCAAAACCAGAAAAAGGATGACAAAGATGGACTTCACTCCAGGGCTTCGTAAAAGCTCACGATCGGGGCGAGGCGCTCGCGCCAGGCGGCTTTGCGTTCGGGCGTCCAGAATTCGGCGGGCTGGGTCTTCAGCCAGTGAATCAGGTCATCGCAATCTTTGGTGGCGAATTTGACGGCCGGGCCGTCGCTCTGCAGGCCGTCCTGTTTCCCCTGGCTGAGGCGGATCTGGCGGCGCAGCTCGGCGATGGGGGTTGTCTCCGCCTGGGTAAGCCACTTGGTTTGTTCGCGAGGTTTCAACGGGGCCACCTCGCGGTGCTTGCTCCACTCGACATTGTCGCGGCGCCGCGACATTGGGATGGCCTGGCTGACCCAGGCGGCATCGCGGAGGCTGCCGTAGTTGAGGTTGTTGGCGGCGGCGAATTCTTTGAGCTGGCCGTATTTGCGGAGGCCGAAGGCGGCCCAATCGCCGAGCCACCATTTCATGACGGCATCGGCCCGGGTGAGCTGGCGACCGACAGCCGCCCAATCTTCCAGGGCCATGTTTTCCGGCAGCGAGAGTTCCAGGGGCGTGAACTTGGCGCCCTTGGATTTCAGTTCGAGCTGAAGATCGGTTTCGTTCATGACGAGCAAGATTCGTTTTCGAGCCGGCGTTGCCGACGGAGCTGCTTGTACTTTTTCCGCTCAGCTTTGTTGCGGTATGGCTTGGGATCAGCATTTACGACTGCGCCGTTTTCTTGAACGGTGTAGCGGTCGCGGCTTTTGGGGAACTGAAAGGTTTTGCCGACGGCGAGACGATTGGACTTACCGGGCGCGGTATTGAGTTTATGTAGCACGTGGACGCTGCGGTTTTCTTTCATGGCACTTTTTTGGGTCGGGTGTTGGATTGACGGTAACTCTCCTTGGTCTCAGCGCGGCGCATGTAGCGGCTCGGCGGGATGCCGAGGTAATTGCAGATATAGACGCATTGCTTGCTGACGGTGGCGCGCTTCACGGACCAGGTCTTGGCGTAGCTTTCCATGGAGACGCCATCGGCAAAGGCGTCGCCAGTGGCGATGAGATAGCAGCCGAGCAGAAACTTGGTGTTCCGCGCGCCCTGCAGCAGCAGAATAAAACGGCGGTAGTATTCTGTGCGCGAGAGTTTGGACTGCGCCGCGCCGTCGGTGCTGACGCCGGCGGGTTCGAGATGGCTGTGGCACTTCGGGCAGCAGGCGTCCACCACAACCGCGCACTTGGGACAAAACGCTTCGAGCATGTGATCCACCGGTTTGTCGGTGGCGGAGGCCTCGGGCAGTTCGGAGGGATCGCAGTGCGTTATCACGCGAAGGATGAATGGTGAATGATGAATGATGAAGTCATGCGCGCCTGACTTACTTGTCGCTCGACATGGCGGCGACGAGTTTCTCGATGACTTTGCCGATCATCTTTTCGACGTCGCCGGCGACGCGTTTGAGAATCACCTGGTCGCCCTCGCCCTCGATGCGGCAGCCGATCTCTGCCAGCTCCGCCGCCGGCAACGATTTCAGCGCGGCTTTGCGCGGGGTCTCTTTCACGTCCACGAGGGTCTTGAATTCCTTGGAACGTTTCTCGCGGATCGCGGCCACGACTTGCGCGTCGTCGTCCCAGACCACGCTGCCGGGCGAGTACTGGAAGCCTTGCTTGACGCCATTGATCGTGAAGGTTTTTGGCTTCACAAACAGATGCGGGGCGCGCTCGATCGCGCTGTTGAGCAGGGCCTCGCGATTGGCGACAACGGCCGCCTGGCGTTTCAGGCCGGCGATGTGTTGCCGGCGGACCAGCTCCATGTCCGCCTCGAGCGCGGCGACCATGTCTTCAAGCCGGTTGCATTCGCCGTCGTATTCGGCGGAGAGTTTTTCCAGCTCGCGCCACTTCATCGCCATCTTCGACGCCTGGCAGGACGATCGCGTCCGCGAAGTGAACGTCCTCAAACCCGCCCGCGGCGGCGGCTCCCTCATCGGCGACGGCATCTGTCTCTACGGTATCGCCGCCGATCCCGGCCCGTACCTCGAAGTCTTTCAGACCGAAACCGAGGCCAAGTTCTACGCCGAGGCCCGGACCATGGTGAACTTCAAGAATTGTCCGCCCGTCCGCGAACTCTTCCCCGCCGATCGCCACAAACTGCGCGACAACGAAATCGCCTTCAGCCACGGCCACACGTGGTACAACGTCGGCCCGGCCATCTCCAACCTGCAGACCAAGTCCATCCGCCACCTGCGCATGGAGGAAGTCTGGATGTGGCCGCAAGGCAAGATGAACGAGGCTATGGGCCGCATCGGCGACTACCTCAAGCTGCAGACGTCCAAGGTGCTGACCATCTCCCAGGGCGGCCCAGCCGATGGCTTCCAGGACAAACTTGAAAACTCCGACTGGTATATCCACTACCACCGCGGCCAGATCCACGAATGGGAAGTCGAATGCCCGCATTGCCGGAAATTTTTCGAGCCCGTCTTCAGCGCCACGCGCCTGGACGGCAGCTTCTGGGGCATTACCTGGAACAAATACCAGACGCCCGCCGGCGATTGGGACGTCGCGAAATGTCTGCCCACGATCCGCTTTGAATGCGGCCACTGCGGCCAGCCCATCCTCGACGGCCCCCGCACCAAACAGGAATGGAATCGCACCGGCCGCTATCGCGCGACCGGCGAAGCCAACGACAAACGCAAATCCTTCCACTGGGAAACCGTCATTGATTTCCCCTGGATCGAACTGGTCGAACTCTGGCTCGAAGCCTGCAACGCCGAGAAACGCGGCAACCTGCGCCCCAAGATTCAGTTCTACCAGAAACGCCGCGCCATGTTCAAAGACGAGGAAGCCCTGTTACGCGGCGGCCTCAACCTGCAGCGCAGCGCCTACGAGATCACCTCCGATTGGAAGGAAGAACGCGCCCGCTTCCTCACCGTGGACCGGCAGGAAGAGGATCTGTTCTGGGTCACCATTCGCGCCTGGTCCACCGAAAAAAGCCGGCGCTTGTTCTTCGGCAAGATTTACGGCTTCGGCGCGATCGAGCGGTTGCGCGAGGAATGGAAGGTCGCCCCCAACCGCGTGCTGATTGATTCCCGGTACCAGCCCAAAGGCGACAACGGCGTGTACGCCGCCTGCGTCAGATACGGCTGGGTGGCCGTGCAAGGCGCCAAGGAATATGTCTTCATCCATCGCCTTCGCAACAAACGCAGCGTCCGCCGCAACGCCCGCCGCAACAGGCTTCAGCGCAAATGCCGGATTGGGTGCGTCAGGCGATGGTGTCTCTAGGCCAAAAGGGTTATAGCGAACAACAAGCAAAACAGATGATTCAACAGAGAGGACGGGGTTAATTATGGCTAATTGGTGGGATTCTTATTTGACGGATACGCCGTCCTATCTTGACCCGAACTTGACGGGATATTCCTCTAATTCTCAGGTAGGCGGGATTGATTTATCTAACTCAAGCCCGCAATGGTGGAACTCCCCTACCTATGCTGACCCCTCGTATGGCACCAGTTATCCGTCCGCTGGGGATACGTGGTCGAATACGCAGAATTCAAATTACACATGGTCACCGACAGGTGATGCTTCCGTTACTGGACCAACAGGGGGTAACTGGTGGGATTCAATCGCCAGCAATGCCGGAACACTTGCGAACACGGCACTGAGCGGTTTAACCTCTGGCGGCG